TTGTATCCCTGTGGTTACGCTATTCAATAGACTCATACTTGTCGACCTCCTCATTGTTCATAGACACCAAACCTTGAGAAGTCATTTCATCTGCAACTGTTTCTACATCATCTATGATAGTTAATATTTTATTAACCCAAGCAGAATGTAAACCAGGTGCTACTTCTCTTTTTATAGTATCTTTAATTTGTATTATGACATCGCTGTAATGTATGTTCATTTTGACACCCCCTCTATATGTCTTTTGTTATCTTGAAAATCAAAGTTTGTATGAAAAAGATATTTATCTGTAGAATTATTTTCCCAAACAGATACAAAATCTTCTGCACAATTAGGTGAGTGCTCAACATAAATAGTTAAGCTACCCGTTTCAATGTAAGTAGAATACTTACTTCGTTTATCTATTTTAATAGCCATTACTCAGCTCCTTTTAATGGATCAACGAACTGGATGTATGGTCGTTCATTAATCTTGGTTTGTAATCCTTCTTGAAACTTATCAAAGATGTCTTGATGATTTGCTTCTATCATTTTAGATAGAGCAGTATCTTCTTTGTATACAGTTGTGAAAGGAAATAGATCTTCAGGTATCTCGTCTTTTACTTTAGATAAAAAACTCTGATCCCATGATCTTGTTATTTTATAATTAACTCGTAAGTCTTTTGGTATGACACCATTAAGATGTACCCGAGTAGATCCGCCAGTGTTAGAAAGTCTGTTGACTTGCTTATGCACATCGGGATGTTTAGTGATTGCAAAATCAAGCTGTGCACTTTGTTCTTTTAGTTCAGCTTGTTTTGCTAGATTCTTTTTCTTCTCCATCAAAAGTTGAGGTAGAGATAGCGTAGAATAGTCTTTCATATAAGGCTCCATTTTTTAAATACAAGATAGATGATACGCCTATCAAAAATATTGTCAACACTTTTGTAATAAAATTCTTTACTTATTGTAAAGAGCAATGTTAAGATGATATTTGGTATGAGTTAATGAAGTTATATATCAAATATAAAACTCCTCACTCAACCCCCTATAAGAGCATTAACTTATACCATTCTATATAAGGAGAACTATGGAACTTAAAGACTACATTGTTAAAAGAGGTGAAGATAAGTTAGCCAAAGACTTAGGTGTATCTATTGATACTGTTAGATCTTGGCGATACGGAACCAGGCAACCCTCAGTCAATCAAGCTAAGAAACTTATTAAAATGACAGGCTATGCTTTAGGTTGGGAAAACATTTATGGATCAGTAGACGAATGCCAATAGAAATAAAACCAAACACAGTCGGACAAGACATAGCCAATGATGAGCGTAAAGATATGCTCATGTCATATCATGAAAATAATTTTCATCTAATACCATGCGGATCTACAAACGACATCATACCTGAATACTTTAAAAGCAGACATCCCTTTGAAGACGATATGGTTTTACAAAAGCGTTGGTCAAAAACACCAAGAGTAAAATGGGCTGACTATATAGAGAAGCAACCTACTCTTAATGAAGTCAAGCAATGGTATCTACAATTTAAAGATTGCAACTGGGCAGCAATTACAGGCGTAACATTTGTAGTGCTAGATGCAGACACCCAAGAGGCATGTGATTTCTGTGAGTCAGGTCAGATAACAAGAACAATGTTAAAACAAAAGACACCTCGTGGTGGCTATCATTACTTCTATGCAATCAATGATGATCTAAAGATAAGAAACACTACAGGTAAATTAGATATAAGAGGAGAGGGTGGCTATGTCATGGTCAGTCCTTCTGTTAATTATCAGTTCGAGGTAGTTGAAGGAGCTGTCGTAGATTCACTTGATGATTTACCTACTCTTAATAGTCAAGACATGAATATTATTTATGACTATAACAACACAGGTAAGATCAACACAGAAAGTAAAACACCACTAACAACAGATGGTGTGCAAACAGGAATGCGAAACGACACCCTTGCTAGGCTAGTAGGTAAATGGATACTAGAGGGTTGGGGCATGAGAGAAGTTGTAATCAAAGCATTGGATTGGAATCAAACAAACAACCCACCTATGAGTGTGCAAGAAGTATTAAATACAACTCAAAGCATTTGTACTGGACACTTGAAAAGAAATCCTGAAGACGAGACAGGCATACAGAAATGGAATACAAGTCAGTGGCAGATACAATTAACAGATGATTTAAAAGAAATCATGGATCAAGAAGATCCTATAATAAAAGCTAAGGATGATATACAAAGCGATCCTCTTGGACTCAAATCATTTAACGATCCCTTTTGGGATTCAATGGACAGCAGTAGGATTGAGCAGTATTGGGGAGATGCTTTTGTCTTTGAACAATCCAGAGTCTTACTGTTAGGTAAACCAAAGATAGGTAAGTCGCATTGGCTAGGAGCATTCGCGGCAGCAGCTACTACAGGCACAGACTTTATGGGTATGAGTTTCTCAAGACCTATCAAAGTAATGTGGCTACAAGCAGAGATCATTCATGAGTTCTTAAAGAAAAGAATCGAGATGTATTATCAACCCTATCATCATGATCCCGAACTATACAACTTAGGTAAGTCAAACCTTATAGCATCTGGTAGATTAAGAAAGAACATCATGAGGGACAGCGACATAGATGCTATCGCAGAGAGTATAGAGTTTCATAAACCAGACTTGGTAATGATAGATCCTATTATTAATTTCTTTAGTGGAGAAGAGAACTCCAACTCAGAGATACATGAGATGTTATCAAGAGTAGATAAACTTATTGAACTATATAAAGTAGCAGTGATCATTGCTCACCATACTGGTAAAGAAAGGGCAGATGATTTGTCGTTCATGTCAGCTAGGGGTGGTAGTGCTTTCGCTGGGTGGATGGATTCAGGTGTCAAGCTGTCGGGTAAGAAACCAAACATAACATTATTCTATGAAGCTCGTAATGCAAGAGAACCTGATCAGCATCTAGCATACTTTGATTTTGAAAAAGGATACTTTAAAGTAGTAGATGCACAAGACAGTCCCGATGAGGTAGAGATTGCAAGAGTAGTAGCATCAGGTATGAGCAAACAAAAGTTTTATACAAGACAAGAACTAGAACTATTAGCAAGAGAAACTCTTAAAGAAAATGAGATGGCATCAGGAGAGAGGGCCGCTCGTTATGCAGTGAGTTATGTGCAGAAGTATCTAGGCGAAAGAGTAAAGAATCATAACGTACCTGGTAAGAATACTTGGTATTATTTAGCAGACAATGAAATGAAACGACCTTGGAAAGATGATTAACCCATATAAAATAGAAGGCCCTGCACTCATTAGCTTTAGTGGTGGAAGAACATCAGGCTTTATGTTGCACAATATAATACAAGCACATGGCGGTAAGTTGCCCGATGATATTCATGTAGTCTTTGCTAATACAGGCAAGGAAGCACCCGAAACATTAGACTTTGTAAACGACATAGCAAAGAAGTGGGACATAAACATACATTGGTTAGAGCTTTACTTTGGTGATGAGCGACCTATCTATAGAACTAAAGAGGTCACATACGAAACAGCATCAAGAAATGGTGAGCCCTTTGAAGCATTGCTTGATCATAGAAAATATTTACCCAACCCAGTAACTAGATTCTGTACATCAGAGTTAAAGATAAAAGTTATGTACAGGTTTATGAGAAAGATTAAAGGATACAAAGAATGGTTTAATGTAATTGGTCTTAGACATGACGAACCTAGAAGAGTAGCAAGTGCAATGAAGCAGTACGAGGTATGGACAAACATAACTCCTATGAATGATGCCAAGCATACAGTCAAAGATGTATCAGAGTTTTGGAAGAAACAAAACTTTGATCTAAACCTAACGAATGCAAATGGTAAAACTCCTGCTGGTAATTGTGATTTGTGTTTCTTAAAAGGCATGGATACAACACTATCTATATTAAGAGAAAGACCAGAGATGGCAGATTGGTGGATCAAACAAGAACAAAAGTTTGGTGAACATCAAGGAGCTACCTTTAGAAAAGACAGACCAGGATATATAAAGCTCGTTGATATAAGTAAGAGTCAACAAGAATTATTTAATGATGACGATCAGATGACATGTTTCTGCCATGATTAAGATAGATAAGGAATCATTAAATGAAGCTATGAATGATGTCAGCATAGGATTGATCATGTCCTTTCCGATTAGCTTTGGTTTGCTTAGTCTGTGTAAATACTTAGAGGTAAGTCTTGTAGCTACATCATTGATTCAAGTGGCAGTCTTTACATGTATAGCTATAGTCAGGAAGTATATGGTAAGAGTTTATTATAAGAGAAGACAAAGATGAATGTATTAAGTTTGTTTGACGGTATGTCATGTGGTCGTATTGCTTTGGATCAATTAGGAATCAAGGTAGATAACTACTATGCCTGTGAAATAGATAAGTATGCAATGCAAGTAAGCCAAGCAAACTATCCTGAGATCATACAGCTTGGAGATGTTTGTGATGTTAAGTCAGAGGATCTACCAAAGATAGATCTTATTCTTGCTGGTAGTCCATGCCAAGGATTTAGTTTCGCGGGTAAGCAACTCGCCTTTGATGATCCAAGGTCAGCATTGTTCTTCGAGTTCATTAGATTATTAAAAGAATGTAAGCCAAAGTATTTCTTACTAGAGAATGTAAGAATGAAGAAAGAATACTTACAAGTAATCAGCGAACAGGTGTCAGCATGTTATCCAGAGATACCCTTTGGTATCGAGCCGACTATGATATGTAGCAGTCTTGTTTCTGCCCAGTCAAGGAAGAGATATTACTGGACGAACATACCCAATGTCACCCAACCTGAGCAAAAAGGCATAGTTTTGAGGGACATATTGGAGACGAGAGTTAATCAAGATAGATTATCGGACATGACTAACCAAGATAATAAAGCCTACTGCCTAACAACAACCTATCCTTGTGCTAGACCTCAAAGAAGTATGGAGAAATCTGAGAAGAGTATGATTCCTGTTGAAGATACTGTCCCCAATTCAACGACACTTATATATGACAGCAAAGATAAATCACACAAGCCAATCAAAGTAGGTATGAATGTAGAAGAAGTAAAAGTAAGGAAGCATGAGGTTGATATACCTGGTTTACAGCAATGTATCTTAGATCATTATGATAAGTGTGGTAAGAACAAACAACAAATAGCAGAAGAACTAGAGGATAAGTATTCTACTGTTGAACATTACTTTAGAAAGTTAGGTAGTGATTTCTTTTCTATACCTTCTGAAGAACATTGGCTTCAATTAAAAGATATTCTTGGTATAAAAACAGACACCTTTGATGCACAGATTATGGAGTTTGAATACAGAGATGGTGTCTATGAAACAAAGCAAAGAGTATATAGTGAGAATGGTAAGTCTCCGACACTTACTGCTGGAAATAAAGAACAATACATAGAGACAAGTGACAAGCCCATACAAGTAGGCATAGCAACAGACATCAACGGACATGACATACTTAAGAGAGTCTATAGCGAAGATGGTAAGTCACCTACTGTTAATACCTGTCAAGGTGGCAACAGAGAACCCAAGGTGGTAGTTGATGAGGCCTACTGGCGTAAGCTAACACCCCTAGAATGCGAGAGGTTGCAGACAGTACCCGACAACTACACAGATCATGTCAGTAATTCTCAAAGATTTAAAATGCTAGGCAATGGTTGGACGATTGAAGTAATCAAACATATATTTAAAAACATGGAGAGAGACAATGACTGAATGGCATGGTGGAAAAGGTAGTCGTGATCGCATAAAAGATCGTGATAAATTTAATGAGAACTTTGATAGAATCTTTGGTAAGAATAGAGATAAAGGAGAGAAAAAGAAACAAATGTCCCAAAAGAAAAATGATCCTGGTTGTACAAAAATTATACAAAAACGTACGTGCAATGAAGAAATGGCGAATTGCACACCCCCCTCTGAAAGGTGCATTCCTATGCGATTTAGGTGTCTGTGCGGTTGTGCAGTTGCACATGCCTGCACATACGCACATGCACCTCTGAAAGCCCTAGTTTTACTGGTACGTGCGGTTGTGCGTACGTGCATCTCTATAGAGAACTATAGAAAGGTGTGTATTAACATACACCTTTACTTAGGAGAGATAGTATTCTCTAGTAGAAATCTTGTTAGAATATAGACATGGAAGAGAAAAAAAAATTAACAAAAAAACAGGAAACATTTGTCGACCTTATGGTGTATCAAGATTATAAGCAGACGAAGTGTGCTCATCTTGCGGGCTATGAAAATCCAGGGGTTGCAGCAACGAGGTTGTTGAGTGATCAGCAGTATGCTCATGTGCAAGAGAAGATCATGGAACTCAAAGCTGTGCAAAGAGCTAAGAATGAAATTACTTTTGAAGGCATAGCAACTAAGTTGGGTGAGATAAGAGATGTTGCATTAGCCGATGGAAGTTATGGGCCTGCGGTTACAGCAGAGATTGCAAGAGCTAAACTTGCTGGGCTTATGGTAGATAGGAAAGAGTTGAAGATTCATAAGATAGATAACATGAGTAGGGATCAGCTAGAGAATAGATTGAAAGAGTTGGTGTTAGAGAATCAGATTATCTTGGGTACTTCGGAAACTGTAGAAGATGATAAGGATCTTATTGAAGATCAGACTGATCAAGAATAGCTTTGACTCTATCTTCTGCGTCCTTTAACTTGCGTTCGCAATACTTTACGACCTTAGTTCCTTCTTCAAAAGATTGGATTGATTCTTCGAGGGATATGTTTTCTTTTTCTAAGGAGCTGACTAAGTCTTTCAACTTAGCCATGCCTTTTTCAAATGTCATTAACTTACCCTTTGCACACAATATCTTTTAGATGTTGCGTCCTTCCAGAATTGGAACTTGCGATCCTTGAAGTGTGCTGTGTAGAAGTTTGATCTGTATTTGTAGACCTCATCTCTACTTAAACCTGTAATCGTATCTCCGATTAAAAGTTTATCGAGTGCTTGTGTAAATGGTGTTCTAAAGTTTGCTTTCTTTAGTGGCACATCTTTTTCTATTTTAAATCCCATTGTTCTCTCTCCTTTTTTGGTTAAATAATTTTCTTTGCCTTTCGTGTTCATCTCCTTTCATCATGTCAATAAGATCCTCCTCACTATGTGGGCTAGGAATATGCTGCTTATGGTTAGAGTTAGACCATTCAATTACTTGGCTATCATCATTGTATGTAATGGTAAACTGCCAAGGTTTTTTAGGATCTTTCTTTTCGTCAAGGATCATCTTGACTTCTTTACGCCACTTCTCCAGCTTGATAAGTGTGCGTTGTCGTTCTACTTTTAGATCATGTTCTGTCATTAGATACCTCTTTAATAAATGTTTTAGTTTGTTCATTTAAAGAATAATCTCTATCGGAATCTGCATAAGATTCCTCAACTCTCTTGCGTAAATCTTCTTTGCTGTAGTCGTTTAAAACTAAATTGCCTTTTTCTATTTCATTTACTAACGCATTTAATACTAAAGAGTTCCAATAACCCAAACCCTCGCCACTATCAGTAGTAAGATAAATACCCTCGCCCATTACTTTTTTATCAATTTCATTATCTATGCTCATAATAAAATTGTCCCATTCTTTATAACTCATTAGTCATTCTCCTTGTTGATACTTTGTTCTATATATGTTCCCCATTGATCAGCCATGGCCTTAGCAATGCCTGTGTAGAACATACTCCTTTCTTTACCCTTGCCACTACCTATCCACCAAATCCTATGCTTTTCTTTAGGGTGTAGTTTGTCAGTAGCTTCCTTAACATTATCTGTTTCAGTCAGCTTGGGTAAATCTTTTAGCCATAAGCAAGTGCGTTTGTATTCTTTGTGTCCAAACTGATAAGGGTTAATCGTTTGATCTGATTTCCTTATGTAAGATGAGATAACACTTACTGGATTCTCAATGGCTATATGTTTGATTGGAGCTTCCATAAGTTTTTTGACAAACTCAATAGCCTCATCTCTTAAATACATTGGTTTCTTACCCTCAGTAAACCACCTTGCTCCACTAACAGATAGATGAGTACATGGTGGGTGTCCTATCATTAAGTCCCAACCTTGATCCAAGATATCAAAGACATCTCCCTCATAGTGTCTATCTTGTATATCGCTTTCGCATGGTAGTATGTCGCAAGACCAAGCGTCAAAACCTAGTTCAAGGAATGCGTCCCTTACTGTTCCACTATACTCACAAGCAACTAATACTTTTATATTGCTTCTATCCATTGACTACCTCCTCTATCTCAATGACATGGGCAAAGTCATCACACT